CTGCAAAGGATTCGCAGTATGGATGAGTGGCTCGAAAAGCCTGCCGAGTTTCGGAAAAAGTTTCGTTCTTACATCGAACAAGAGTTTCAGCGTCGGCGTGACGGTGTGTGGTTTTACAATAATGGGGAACCTACGTATATTACAGGGAGACACTATATGTTTCTACAATGGTCTAAAATCGATATCGGATACCCATCATACCTTGCTTTCCAAAGAGAAATCTTTTTACACATGGCTGCGTGCGAAGTCGATCCTCGTTGTTTCGGTCAGCTATATACTAAGTGTCGGCGTTCTGGCTACACTAATGTGTGCTCTTCTGTACTTGTTGACGAGGCCAGCCAGGTTAAAGAGAAGCTTCTTGGAATTCAGTCAAAGACTGGTAAAGACGCGCAAGAGAATATTTTCATGAAGAAGGTGGTTGCGATCTTTCGCAGCTACCCATTCTTCTTCAAGCCTATCCAGGACGGTACTACGAACCCCCGTATGGAACTGGCGTTCCGTGAGCCATCGAAGCGTATCACGAAGAATAACAAAACCTCTCAGCGAGGAGATGCACTGAATACTGTAATCAATTGGAAGAACACCACCAACAACGCATACGATGGTGAGAAGCTTCACATGCTGTATCTCGATGAGGCTGGCAAGTGGGAGAAGCCTACCGACATCCGTGAGGCATGGCGTATCGAGCGTACATGTCTTATCGTTGGTAAAAGGATAGTGGGTAAGGCACTGGTCGGCAGTACGGTAAACCCAATGGATAAAGGCGGTGAAGAGTACAAAGGATTATGGAATGACTCTGACCCAAACGAAAGAAACAACAACGGTAGAACCAGGTCAGGTCTTTACAGGATTTTTATACCAGCTTACGAGGCCCTCGAAGGGTTCTTTGACAAGCACGGAAACGCCATAGTTGAAGACCCAGAGAAAGACCTGGAAGGAGTTGACGGTGAAGTAGTGGATCAGGGTAGCCGAAAGTACCTCAAGAACGAGCGTCACTCATTTAAAGACGACCCATCAGAGCTGAACGAAATCATCAGGCAGTTCCCATTTACTGAGGACGAAGCGTTTAGAGATAGCATTGAAGGTAGTCTTTTTAATATCGGTAAGATATACCAGCAGATAGAGTACAACGAAGACATGTTTCCAAGCCCTGTCGTGCAGGGTAACTTCGTTTGGAGAAAAAAAGATGAAGAGGTTGTATTCTCTCCAGATCCTAACGGTAGGTTCCGTGTGGCTTGGATGCCTCCAGACCACTTAAGAAACTTGAGGAAAGAAGAGAGAGGGAAGAAGGTGGCACCAAATGCTCACATCGGAGTAGGAGGAGTTGACTCCTACGATCTAGACGCTACAGTAGACGGTAGAGGATCTAAGGGTGCGCTGCATATGTACAACAAGTTTAGTATGGATGCGCCTACAAATATGTTTGTCGTGGAGTATGCTTCACGTCCAGATCTAGCTAGCATCTTCTATGAAGACGTCCTTATGTGTTCATTCTTTTATGGCTACCCTTTACTTATAGAAAACAATAAGTACGGCATCGCAAGATATTTTGAATCAAGGGGTTACGACGGCTACCTAATGGATCGTCCACAGCATTTGCGTAACCCTAATTCGTCTAGCAATGTCAGAACAAAAGGCATACCCTCGAACTCTCAGGACGTGATTCAGTCTCACGCTCAAGCTATCGAAGCCTATATTCACGATCACGTTGGGGTAAAGGCCGAGACAGGTGAAATGGGTCAGATGTACTTCAATAGAACTCTTGAAGACTGGATCGCATACAAGATTGACAAGAGAACAAAGTTTGACTTGACTATTAGTTCTGGCTTGGCCCTTCTTGGTGCGCAAAAAACAAAGAAAGAAAAACCTAAGTCTGACTTCACGGACAAGCAGTTTTTCCGCACATACAAGCCAAAAGCCTGGCACTCCTAGTTTTACTATATTTGCATTGAGTTACAGTAACTCCACTCATTGCAATGTATAGTAACAACAACAAATCTTCTAACTTCCCAAACCCTTTAGCTGCTTCTGAAGAAAAGGCAACTAAGGAGTATGGACTTAAGTATGCTAAGTCCATTTACACGCAGTGGGGGAAGATAGATCAAGACGGGTCCAGCTACAAGAACAGAAAGGATACGTTTGAAAGAAACAGGAAGTACGCTAACGGAACACAAGACACATCTATCTACCGTTCTTTGCTTACTTCTCTTGACCCGAACAACGGCGACGGAAGTATGCTGAATCTGGATTTCACTCCAGTGCCTATTCTTCCTAAGTTTGTTAGAATCGTGGTGAACAAGATTCTTTCTCTCTCTCCCTACCCAAACCTTGAGGCTGTCGACCCTTTGTCTTCTTCCGAAAAGGATCTTCAAAAGAAAAAGATTGAATACTCAGTAAAGGCAAAGAAAGCTTTGGCTGGCATTCAAGAAAAGCTTGGCGTTCAAATTGCTGGCCCTACCGATGAGATTCCAGAAAGCTTAGAAGAAGCAGAGATCTTTATCGGAAACAACGTAAAGTCCAGCTCTGAGATTGCAGCTCAAATTGCTACAAATCTTACGCTTGAGTGGAACGACTTCAATGACACTACGCTTCGCAGATGCGTGAATGACCTTGCCGTAATCGGCATGGCTGTAGTCAAGAGAACAAACGATCCAGAGTACGGTATTAAAACTGATTACATCGATCCCTCGGCTTTCATCCATAGCTATACCGAGGACCCTAACTTTGATGACATCGTTTACGCTGGACACGTTAGGTACCTCACTATCCAGGAGTTGAGAAGAGTTGCTGGCGAGCAGTTTACTGACGAGCAGTACAAAAAGATTGCGGAGTCAGCTCAGAAGAGATACGGCTACAGTAAGGACAAGCTGAATCAATCTGTATACGATCAAAGGTCTGGTTCTATGACTAGAGGTTTTGATGAGTATCGCGTTGCGGTTCTTGACTTCGAGTTTCTCTCTGTAGATTGCGAATACTTTGAATCTAAGGAGAGCAGATACGGAAACGTAGCTTTCTATTCAAAGGGTGAAAGCTATAAGACTCCTCAGAACTCCGTATTCAACAGAGAGGTTCAAAATCTAGAGAGCGCTTCCGTATATGGAGGTTGTCACATTCTTGGTACTGATTTCGTTTTCGACTACGGAAAGAAGACAAACATTCCGAAGAACATTCACGACATCAGTAGAACCAACCTGTCTTATTCTGTTTGCGCCACAAACTTTATGGACATGGTTCCTAAGTCTATGGTGGACAGCTGCATTGGTTTTGCCGATCAGCTTCAGCTCACACACTTGAAGATACAGCAGGCTGTAGCTAAAGCTAAGCCAGACGGAATCATCATTGATATCGAGGGATTGGAAAACGTCCAGCTCGGTAAAGGTGGCGAGTTGCAGCCACTTGAACTTCACGATATTTACGAGCAGACTGGTGTCTTCTACTACAGAAGTAAGAACCCAGAGGGCGGCTTCCAGAACCCTCCAATCCGAGAGATCGGTAACAGCATTCGAAACATCAACGAGCTTATTGGTTTGTACAACCACTACCTCAGAATGATTCGTGACGCTACGGGTATCAACGAGGTCATGGACGCAAGCTCACCTAAGTCTGATGCTTTGGTCGGAGTCCAACAGCAAGCTCTTGCTGCGGCAAACAACGCTATCTACGACATCACAAACTCTTCTATGGTTTTGTACAAGAAGGTTTGCAGCGACATAGTTAAGTGTGTTCAGGTAATTCACCCAGACTCTATTCTCTTTAGGATTTACGAGAACGCAATAGGCAAGGAGAACATGAGGGTGTTGAGTTCGTTTCGAAATTTAGCTATGTACAACTTTGGTGTTCGCGTAGTAAAAGAAATGGAAGATGCAGAGCGTCAGTATCTTGAGCAGAATATTCAGATCGCTTTGTCTCAAAAAGAGATTGACCTAGAAGATGCTATCGCTATTCGTCAGCTGAAAGACATCAACCAGGCAGAGCGTTTGCTGATCGTCCGTCGAAAGAAGCGAATGGCTCAACAGCAGCAGATTGCAATGCAGAACTCTCAGCAACAAGCTCAGATTCAACAGCAGTCGGCCATGGCAACCTCTCAGGCTAGACAGCAAGAAATGCAGATGGAAGCTCAGCTCAAAGCACAAGAGCTTCAGCTCAAGACTCAACTGGAGGCTCAGCTTGAACAGGTGAAGCACGGATTCAGAAAAGAGATTGAGATGATTAAGGCTCAAGCTTTGCTTGGTGTTAGGTCTGACGATCAAGACTTCAAGGAAAAGCTAGAGACCTTGAAGGAAGACAGGAAGGACGAGCGAATCAAGAAGCAAACAGTGGAGCAGAGCAAGCTTATTTCACAGCGTCAAGGCGAACGAGGGGAGCTGAACTCTGGTGACGAATTAACACAAATGCTACAGTAATATGGCTACCACTATTAACTTAGATACATCACAAAGAGTAGACATCACTTGCAGAAAGGGAGACACCTTTTCTCTTCGCTTGACGGTAACAAATGAATCAGCTTCTGCTGCGTTTGCAGCGAGCGATGTATTCTTGCTTCAGGTCAGAGATTCCGATACTGGTGATGCAGATTCTAATATTATTCAAAACGCGAGTGATGTGGACTTTTCGATATCAAAGACGGCCAATGCTACAGACGTTACCAACACGTATGTGGATCTCACCTTGACTGCTGATACCATGAAGACAATGCCTTCTGGACTTTACGTATATGACGTAGAGCAAAAAGCAGCGACCGACTCAAGCGTAAAGACTTTGATTTACGGGACGATGAAGGTGAACGAGGACGTATCAATCACAGCGTAATACGCCATGCCAGTAAGTGTAACTCAACCCGATAGCATAAAAGTATCTAGTGAGAACGGAGATGTAATTAGTATTTCCGTTGTTACTGGTGGTTCCAGCGTTAAGGTTGTTACGCTTGACCAAGTTGCTAAAAACAACATTACAGTATCCAATGCGTTGGGTGCTGGACCTGCTGGGGCTCAAGGGGCTCAAGGGCCACAAGGGGCTACGGGTCCTGCTGGAGCGGATGGAGCCGCAGGCGCAGACGGAGCCCAAGGAGCTACGGGTCCCGCTGGTGCTACAGGTCCCGCTGGCGCCACTGGACCTGCTGGAGCTACGGGTGCGGCAGGGTCGGATGGTTCTCCGAATATTTTGAGCGCGATCACAATTTCCAACGCTGGCGCTGCCTTCCCTCATATCACTAGTCCCACCCCCGCTGGCACCTCTGTCGAGGCCATA